AATTTTAGCTTCATCAGAATTTATTCTAAGTTTACTAGCTAAAGCTTTTGCGGCATCCCCTTTTAAGCCAAGATAAGGTTTAAGCTTATTCTGTAATTCTATAGGTAAATCTTTTATATCTGATTCGTTTCTTGCTCCTAAATCAAATCCAGTAGCAATAGTAACACCAGACTTTGAGCCTTCTGCATTAGGAACGTAACCTATAAGACGTTCGCCTTCTAAGTCGCCTATGAAATTCCAATCAATATTAGCCATTATTTATTCCCATAAATTTCATTGATTTGCTTTGTGTATTCTTCTTGTTTTAAGTCGCCTCTTAAAAAATCTCTCAAAACAACGACATCTCTAGCGTCAAATTTTTTATCTGCTTCAATTCCTGCAAAAGGATTTATGCTTGAGTTAATACTTTGCATAAGCTCCATCAAAGCAACAAAATCATTTTCTTTCTGGTCAAAATCGTACCAGTTAGCATCATTATTTAAGTCGCCTACTATTGATTGGATTCTTCTTTTGATTATTCCCTTTTTCATAAAAGCAAAATTATCCATAAAAGTAGTAATAGTTTTGTTCTGTACTCTTTTCAACGCAAGGTCATATACTTTGTTCAAATGACTTGAGCTAAAATCAAATCTGTAATCAGAAATAGCGTTATATCTTCTTTCAGTATCTGGGTCTGTGATTTGAACAGTGTAAGTTTGGTTAACCCCATAACCACTATTAGCTTCTAGAGTAATAATGCCATCACCAGATTCTACAAGCTCTCTTAAGTCTTGGTTAATAAATGAATCTGGAGATAAAACTCTAAATCTAACATCTTCAAACACAGCCTCTTCTGTACTCATTCCTAAAGGAACATCACCTATTTCTTGAGATGCTTGTGAATGCCAAGGGCCAAATGTAAGATAACCATTCCCATCAGAATCAACGCTTACACCTACATCAGAAGATACTTCAATTAAAGAATTTCTTATACCACTTATAACTGAATCTAAGTTTTTAGGAACAACTGCACCAGTAGATATTTTATTAGCTAAAGATAACTCTATTGCTCTTCTCATTCTTTCATCACCAATAACAACATCACTATAGTTACCTGAAATAGATGGTGCTGAATTAAAAAGGTTTTCTATTATCTTTCTTTCTCTAGCCAAAGCATCTTTTTGACCAGTAAACATTCTTGTTATAAAGGAAGTAAATTCTTCTTTCTTAACAGCATTACTAAAGTTTTCGTCTAATAAGTTACCGACATCTACGCCAGTTAAACGTCTTTGAGGATTTGTTGTATCTGCTGTTTTTAAATCTTGAAATCTTTGCATACCAACAACAGCCGCAGTTTCAAAATCTAAAGGGTCAATACCATTATCAAACATTATCTTTTCAGCATGTAAATCACCCATAGCTAAATCGGTGACACCGCCTAATGTAGTTCCGTTACTCAAAGAGTCTCTAATTTTAAAATATAATTGTATTTTAGAATCAAAAACATCTTGCTCTATAGCAGGATTATCCAAACCCCCAAGGGCTTTCTTTGCTTCTGGGTGTAATACACCATATTGCATTGCAAATGTTGTAACAGTTTCGAAGTTTTCTTCTTGGATATCTGGATCAAGGCTAAACAATGTTTGACCATTATCATCTCTTGTAAGAGAATAAGCATCTTGATTAGCAACTAAATCTATTTGTGAGCTATCTGCTGTTCCTGATATTAAAGCATTTCTAGCATCTATTAATTCAGTTACTCTTTCTCTTTCTTTTGCTAAATCATCAGAGTAGGTTGCTATTCTTTTTGCCCATTGTGTTCTTGTAAATGTAGCTGTTTTTCCAGTTCCAACAAAACCAGAACTTTCGAGGTCAGGAGTTATTGCTTGTAAAGCTTCTGGTGTTATTGAAAAATTAGACATATAAGATTCAAGTTGAGCAACAGACTTATCACCAGCTTCTTTAAATTTTTTAACAAAGAATGAATTACTTTGAGTTTGAAAAGTTCTGTAACTGCTTGCATCTATCAAACCATTTTTCCACTGATTATTTATAGAAATAGAACTTTCATATCTTTCATCTTCGCTTGAAAATTCATCATAAAAAGGCAACATTGCTGTATCAAAATCTTCTTTATGACCATCTTTTATTTTTTTAGCGATACTTGCTTGAGTAGATTTTTCACCAGATATTCTATTTCTTAATGCTTGAATAAGACTGGTTTCCTGACTTACAGAGACATCGAGTTTAATAACATCCTCAACACTATTTAGCTTTCTCATTTCAATGTTATTTAAAGCCTGAGCATAATTTTTAGTTTGAGTTTCTGATGTTTCTGTTTTTAAAGCTCTGTCTATTTGCTCTAAACGACTAAGCTCTTGAGTCATAGTATCTGCTACTATATCACCATCAATATCAGGATTATCAAGTAAACTCTTTCGTGTATCAGCTATCATCTGAAGGGTAGATGAAAATCCATTTATTCCATAAGACCTTGTCACATTAGCCTTTGACGCTCCTACGACTTGAGATAAGGCAATACTAGACTTAAGCGCATCTATTTTGGTTTCTGAATAATCTAAACTTCTTAATGCTTCAAAAGAACCTTCTGCATCTTGCATGAGTTCTTCTCTCATTTTTTTAGAACCAGCAAGTTGAGATGGGTTTCCAGAATCATTACCTTTTACGGATAAAGCAACAAGCCTTTGTTCTATTATTCGTAAGTTCTCAAGATTAGTTTCTTCTGTTTGTTTTCTGCTTTCTGCAATCATTCCTGCATTAGCTTGAGATTCAGCACTTACAAAATGACTTGTTATAGATGGCAAAACAGATTGTTTTACGTTTTCTGGTACATTTTCTAATCCATCTAAAAAGCCTGCTAAAGCACCTCTTATTGCATCTGGGTCGTTTGGATTATTTGACAAAACATCCTGAGCTGATAGGTAAGCTTCATTAGATATATTTGCTGTATATGTTTTTATAGCCGCATCTGTATAGGACTTTTTCAAAGACTTCTTTTCATTAGAGCCTATAACCTGAGAATCTATACTATCTGAAATACTTAAATTAGTAAGGGGAACTAAATTACCCTCAGCATCGTATGTAGCACCAGCTGTTTTTCCTTCTGCTTCAGCCTCTATAATCAAATCATTTAGTTTATTTTCCCTTATGTCTGAACCAATATCAAAAACAATCCCTGCTATATCATCATATGTTTTTGCCAAACTTTGGAAACCACTTAAATCTGGCATACCTGTAGGCTGAACAAAAACACTTCTTCCACCTGTTTTTTTAAACGCCATAATTAATTTCCTTAACCTGTAGCAATATCATAACCAATAGCAGCAGTCTTAGCGTAACTACCAAGAACTGCTGATTCTCCTTTAATTTTTGATGATTGTGCGCTTAGACCATACTTTCTTCTATTAGAAGCACCCATAAGCTTTATTGAACTTATGTCAGCAGCGGCTAATTTTTTCTCATCATTTTCTAAAGCAGAAATGGAAGCACTTGTTCCAATAGTAATGCCTTGAGCCGCCATAGATGAATCAAGAGAAGCTAATTGCGCTCTAAGCCTTCTGTCTCTTTCTACTACCTGTTGGCTTGTTTTAATAGACTCCATTTTTCTAGCTTCTTCATAAGACTGGGCTTCCATCTCATAAGCTGATTTTGCTTTGTTTGCCGCCATCAAACCTACAAAGGCTGAGGCTACTTGCATTTCTACACCCATTATACTTCTACCTCTAGCATAACACCGTTAAGAGTAAGGGGTAACGGCTCATCTTGCGTTATTGTAACAGTACCTTCTTTGCCCCATCCTAGCAAATAAAGTTCTTTTCTCTCTGTAACAGAAGATGGTTCTAAAGAAAAATCATCAGTAACCCTTCTTATCAAGAGATTAGTTCCTTTTGCTTTTACATTAAGAGATTCATTTAAGTCCATAACAACTCTCACTACTCTTCTTTTTTGACCTACAGATATTCCATCTTGTAATTGAAACTCTGGGGGAAGTGTAGTTAAGGTTGGAGTATAGTTTAAGCCAATTTCAACTGAACTAACAGCATCACTTACTGTAATAACTCCACTACCATTTGTTGTGTAAGTTCCCAAAGAATAATTTCCAGACTTAACAACAACTTCTGTATTTGGCAGATGTCCTATTGTCCAGCTTGTAGTAGGGCTACCATTAGTTAGCTTTAATGAACTATCTGTATGATACTCATTATCTAGTAATTCTAATGTTGTAAGAGTAGAACTATTTATTGTTCTTTCGCAAACAGCATAAACTTTTCTATTAACATTAACTACATTCTTAAAACTTCCTACTGTAGAATATTCTCCCCAACCTTGTAGCTTTTCTTTTCTAATACTCATAAAGACAGGCATTTTACCAGATGAGTTAACTACATAAAGATAAGACTCTACTTGGTCTGAGGCTTCTCTTTGAGATTCCATATTAGTTGGAGTGCCAATAAGATGGGGAGACAACAAAGTTAGTGCATCAGAATTATATGCTTGGCTTAAATCGCTAAACACAAACTCTCTTATACTGCCTTTAGACTTTGTAAGAAATATAGTAGCACCATCAAATTCTACTGGGGAAACTTCACTGCTACCAAAAGATGTCTGTGTCTTTATAGATATTGTAGATGGTGTCAATGGCCTATCGTCAACTGTAGGAACAAATAATTCTTTTTCAGATGTAAAGATAGATAAGTGTCTTAAAGAAGATAATGACTTAATCTCCGATACCTGATTTTCTGCAATCTGCACTTGTATAGATTCATTATCCAATCCTGTACCAACATCAAAGTTAAAAAACTCTGCTGTTTTAGAAAAGAAAATGTGATTTGGCAAATCTCTAGAACCACCAAATATTAGCCTTTGGTCATGGAACATAACTGTTCTTGCAAATCCTTTTCTTGTAGAAAATACTTGTTCTTTCCAAGTAGAAACAGCACTTGAATTATGGGGTGCTGTATCAAATTTACCTGTTATTGTTGTTGCTGATAAATAAGCTATTACTTCAACATGATGAATATCTCCATTTGAATCAGTAAATTCTATTTCTTCACCAACCCAATCTGAGCTAAATATTGCAGAACTAGCAGTTATCGTTTGATTGCTAGTGCTTGTATTTTGAGGCTGTAATGTAATACTGGATGCTGCAAACCTATGATAAGGCTGATGAGTAAAGTTATTAGATGTATCAAAAGAAAACGCTTCACGGCTAAAAGTATCTACAGCAGTACGAGTTAGTTTTTGCATTGCCATATCAGGATGAACAACAATCATTGTATCGCCAGACTGAGCAACCTTTAGCTCTCCTATCATAGCTGTAGTCCAAGGACATGATGTAATGCTATCAGCTACATTGGTCGGATCTGTAACATCAACTATATCTACTCTAGCATTAGAAAACAAAACTATATAAGCTTCATCTTCATCGTAAATATAGGGTTCTGTTTGATATGCTATATTTGAAAGAGATTGAAGATATCTAAATCCACCTCTTCTTCTAATCCCACCTTGAGACAATATTCTAAAGTTTCTAAGAGTTTTAACACCGTTCTTATAAGCGTCAGTATCTACCCTAGAAGAAAGCAGTGGAGTTATTTCTCCTGCCGTAAAGTTTGTATAGAATTGTCTTAAGAGAGCCATTCATTATTTCTTCTTATTAAGTTGTTGTGCCTTCTACTTCTTGGTATATGCCATTACCTAATCTAGCTCTGTGAAATCTACTTAACTTCAAACCTTGCGTTGTGACCTGTTGGCTATCTCTTGATTTTGCTTTTCTAAACTGGGCTTCAGCTAACGTAGTGTAAGATGACGCTACGTCTGCTTTTCTTGTAACAGATAATCCGAGAACAGAAGCTAATCTAAATATTACCCACATTGTAAATGCAGGAGGCCAATATTGTGTCTCAGGTCTAAATATGTAATTCAATACGACATTATCGTTTTCTGATGCATTTATATAAACATATCTTTCATATATATCATATTGCTGAGGTGTATCATCTATCGTAACAGTTAAGACTTGTATTACTTCTGGAACAGAAGGAAGAGCATATGCAGCTTCCCATCTATCAACAGGAACATCTGTAAGCCTAGACATTACTTTTTGACCTGTTGCAAAGTTCCAATTATGAGAACCTAAACAATCAGTTACGATATCCTCAAATATTGTATTAGCAACTAAAGCTTCATCAGTATTGTCGGTAAAAGAAGTTAATGGCTCTAACCCAATTAGAACCATTGCTTTCTGTGCAACTTCAATATCTGTTGATGGTGTTGTTGGCATTAGCCTTTATAACCTTTGCCTTTACCCATTTTTTTAGAATCTTTTTTACCTGCTAAGCATTTACCTGCGGCTCTGCATTTTCCTGGAAACGGACATGTTTCACATGTTTTCATTGTGATTTACTCCCAATTTTTGCGTTTTTACCAAACGTAACTGTCATGTTTCTGCGTTTAATAACAGTTGACTCTGAAGTAGGAACGGCTTTTTTAGCCGCTCCTTTTTTAGATGGTTGCTTAGCCATTTATCGACTATCTGTCGTCATGCTAACAATGTCACCTGTATCCACAACACCACCAGAATTTGATACTACTGTAGCAATACCAAAACCGTTGGATGCATTTACAAATACAACATCGCCAACATTCATTTCGCTAGAAGCATTATTAAAATAACCAGCCGCATCAATAGTATTTAATGCATCTCCAGTAGATTTATAATGCCAAATATGAAAACCATTTCCTGAGTAATTTACAAGAGAAAGGTCTGCTAAAACTAGTGCCATTTTCTATCTCCTCTATTTCTTCAGTTGTAGTTCATAACAGCCATTTGCGTCAATAAGAACAGAGTTCATCTGCATCTTATTAAGAACAAAATAGCTATCTTTGTCGTTATGGTACTGCATGTTTGATGAAACATCTGCACCAATAGCGTGACCAACAGAATCTTGATGCCAAGCAAAACATTTGCGATCTGCATCTGAATTTATTGAATCAAGACCTGAGAACGGAAACCACATAAAGCCAAGCCAGTTTTTAGCTGTCATAGCATTAGCAAATGGTAGTTGTTCTGGGCCAACATACTCAGAACGAGAGAACTCATCTAAGTCTAATAGTTGTGACCAGTTTTCCCAACCAACTGCAACATAACGTCTTCCGTCATCTGGAACATCGCCATTACCAAATAATTCCATAAGACCTAATGCCCATGCAAGGGTAATACCATTACTTGTCTCATTGTGATTATTTGTTGTTGCATCCATAGCTGAAAGAATTAGCTCGTCAGTTTTACGTCCAAGTGCATATGCACCTGACTGTTGAGCGACCATCATTTCATCATGGTTAATGCGTAGTTGATCTAAATCATCAATCCACTCTCCTGCAAAGTAATCTTCTACAGTTACGTTTACATTTGTGTGTTCTAGATTCATAGGTGCGACATTACCATGTCTTGCCTTTGTTGTAGCGAAGCCCTTACCGAGAACTTGGAACGTAGTCTTATTCTTTACGCCATTAGCTGTACGAATAGTATTACGCAGTTTTGAACCCTGACGCTGATACGCCATATGAACGCCAGATTCAAACTCCTCGATAAAGGAGGTACTGATTGTAGGTGTAGCCATACTACATCCTCCTTCTAATTGAGTTTACAATATGCAATCCGTTTATCCTTTTGCTCTGGGCCAAATGGTTATCCTTTGCATCAGGGACTCCTGCAAGGCTAAAGTGACATACAAATCACTTGCGGTTAATTCACATTACTTACTTCTATCATAAGCAGCAAAACCTGCTCTGACTTTAGAAATAAATGCTGGGTCTTTATCTTTCCAATATTTAGGGTCATTTTGCATTGACCTTAACTCTTCGATAGATATTCTTTCTTGAAACTCCGTATTGGAAACCATGTTGAATTGTGGCTGTCCATTGAGTTCCATAAGCTCTTCAAACAACTGAACCATACCAGAAGAGGCAGGAACATTTGAAAATACATCATAAGCGTTATCAGATAGATTCTTACTAGCCCATGTATCTACACGCTCTAATCTTCTTTCTGCATACTCACCTAGTATTTCAGACTCTTGATTCCAATCAGGCCCACGTTGAGCATCCATTTGCGCCCACTCATTAACTAACTCATTAAACTCATCTTGATTAAGACCATAGTTATGAGCAGTATCTCTAAACCAACCTAATAATGGATCATCTTCATTTATACTAAGTTCCATCCCTTCTGGTTGCTGTATATTAACTTCATAATCAGCAGGGCTTGTTGGACGACCTTGTGCAACTTCTTGGTTTATTTCACCTAGTATTTGTTCTTTAAACTCTTCTTTTCTTGTATAAAACGCTCTCTCAAGTTCCTTGTAGCTATTCGCTAGTTCCTCTGGTCTTTCAAACTTCTCTGGAAGCCAATCAGGTCTATCTGCTACTTGTTCTTGAGGTTGCTCCTGCCCTTGTGTTTCTTGAGCCTGAACCTCTTGGGTTTCTGCTTCTTGAGTTACTTCTTCGTTCATTAACAATCCCACTTCCTTAGTGCTTTATTGATACGACTGTTAGGGTCATTAGCCGTCTTTTTACTTGTAAGTTTCTTTTTCATACCCATCATTCGCTTACAAAATGCTATACGTCTTTTAGCTTTCGCTGGACTTTTCTTTGCTTCTTTTCTCGAAACTGGTGGCTTGAGCTTTCCTCCTGTTTCCCTGTTGTAAGATGCTCTGCCTTTGGCGTTCAGACCGCCTTCTGGATTCTTGCCCTCTTTGCGTTGCCATGCTGGTCCTTTGCTCATATTATGTCCTCGCATATGTGGGCTTTTGTCCCCCACTACTAGGGTTGGTAGATTTCTTTCTTTGTACTGCTTTTCTTTTTTCAGCTTTTGTCATCGATGAAGCTTTTGATGCAGGGACACATTTGGGATAACCTCTGCCATCTCCCATCTTTCTGCCACATTTAGGATGTTTGCCGTCCTTCTTGGTAGATATATCACGCCAATCTTCATTAAACCATTTAGTAAGACTCATTATGCGTATGTACCACCCATCTTTTTATATTGCTGTACTAACTGACCTGATGCATAAGCTGAAGGCCATTTTTTAACTCTTCCTTTAACAATAGCTTTTGCTCTTGCGTATAGTTCTGGATTTTTAGGTTTAGCCATCTTTTCTTCCTAACTCAGTACGTTTTTTAATTATAGCTACTAACCATCTTGCTCCTTCAGCGTGTGCTAGAGTTTCGATTCCCACTCCTGCAGGATAGATGTTATTCGTTGTGATAGATTCCAAGTACGACAAAAAATCTTTTCCGATACCTGAGCCGAACAAACCATAGGCTTTGCTATTAAGGTCTTTATCAACTTGTTGACTGTATCCTCTCCCATCGATTGAAACATTTATTTTCTCCTTCATTGTGGTTGTCCTTGCTGTGCCGCCATTAATTGTTGAATCATATCAACATTATTTTGTACTTGGCTTTCATCAGCTAATAGGTCTTCCATAATTCCAAATTTAGAAGCAAGATATTTGATTACTTTTTCTTGGTTGTAAAGAGCTGGAGTAATCTCTGGGCCAAAAGTCCCTGCCACAGTTTGTTGAAATCTTACAAAGTCTGCAACATCTTGTTGGTCTTGCGCTCTTAATAATGGAGAAACAGGAACAACCTTTAGTTCTTTACCATCTACCTTAGGCATATCAAGTATGCCTTGCTTGGTATATATGTAGATAATTCTTTCTACTAACGGCTGTAGAAATTCTTTTTGCATACGTCCTGCAACAGCACCCATGTCTCTTGCAACATCAGCAAGTCTTTCAGATACCTCTGTAGCAGACAATGGAGTTCTTGCATTCGGTCTTGTGTCTAGCTCATCTATAAATAACGCTTTTCTTACGTTACGTCTCATGTCATCTAAAACTAGTTGAGCAACGTCAAAACGTCCTGCACTCTGCAAACTATCAATGCTAGAACCTGGACTTCTAGGAATGAAAGTTCCTGGCTGTATAGTTATATTATCTGGATTAAATACACCATCATCATCATAAACATAACTTCCTGCTATAGCCATTTCAGCGTTTTCTAGTATTAACTGTACTGTAAGGTTTAATGTTTTAATTGCAGGCATTGCTTGTAAAACAGGGCCACGACCCCAAACCTCAAAACCAGACTTAGACCATCTTGTTGTTATCCAAGGTGTAGAGCCTTTACCCTTCAGTGTTTCTTTTAAAAGAACAGCTTTGTCAGTTTCGGATAAAAGGTAATAAGTGTATTCATCCTTAAACTTATCTGTCTCATCATACATTGTGGCTTCGATGATTTTAGTTTTGCGTGTAGGATTCTTTTTCTGTTCCTTTAACATTTGTTCTGTATAGTTTGCTTTTGGAAAACGATGCTTAACCTCAGTTAAGTCCATTTCATTGTTCCACCTAAACCAATCAGATACTGTATCCATGTTTCCTGCAAGTAGGGCAAGGTTAGTTGGTGGTACTGCTGTAAAATGCAAATCACCATTAAACCTGCCCTCCTCACACAGGAGATTCATTGTGCCTAATCCAAGGTCTTGTAAGCCTTCATGCATCTCTGCATTAAAATTAGAGTTCCTTAAACCTTCATGCAGAAGCTCTGTTATTCTATCTAGCTCTTCAAGTAACTGTTTATTTATCGCTTGCTTTGGAAACTCAGGACCGGGCATTAACGTAAACGCCCTACCATTAGGAGGGAAAAAACCTAACTGTAATCTAGACGCAAACTTAGGTAATCCCACAACAGCAGTTTCATCATAGATGTTTTCTGTTCTTCTGCTTGCGGCACTTTCCTGAAAGAAACTTTCTCTATGAGGTAAAACATAATCATATATTTCTTCCCATAGGTCAGTCCAAGAGTTCCACCTACCTTTAGCTTTGTTGTATCTCGCCATTACTCTTTTGAATACAGCTTCATCACCTGTATCACCGCTAATAGCGTAGTTGCCGTCTGGCGAACCCCCACCTCTCATATTAACTCCTTATGGATTTTCCCATTGATTTTCTTCTATAACCAGTAAAGCCTTCTAGCTCTTCACTTTGCAAAGATTGCTGACCTCTAAGGTTTGCAACTCTTACTCTTTCTGATTCTTCTTTTCTAGCGGCAATTTTGGCTTCTTCTTCTGCCAATCTTTTTTGTTCAGCTTCTCTTTGCTTTGCAAGCTCAGGATCTACCCTTGGTGATGGTGTTCTTCCAAATCCCATAACTAATCTCCTTCTTTTTGGAAGATTATACTTCCGCCTTTTTTAAGCAATTCACAATATAATTGATAAGGTGTGTAAATAAATGTTCCTCTTATACCTGCTACATGAGTTGCAAAAGAAACACAATAAAGCCAACGTGGTATTTGTATAGTTTCTTTAAGTTGTTCTATCTCAACACAAATACAATTATTAATCATGTCATATACAACTTCATCTGCTTCATTATCTCTTAGTGCTTCTACTATCATTCTTTGACTAGCGCACTCCATATATAACCAAAAGCCTTCTTCTGGTACAAATCTTATACAATACACATGCCCAAAGTTAGGTCTAAATAAAGTAAATAGTTTCCACAGTCCTCTGTTAGGGCTTTCCCTAAAACAGAATATCCATTTCATAGTCTGGCAAAGCCTTTTTTTCTGCCTTGTCTTTGTTTAAGTCTCGAAAATGGGCTTCCAGCCCTATTAACGGTTGTATGGGGGCTTCGATGTCCAAAACCATGCGTTACTTTCACACCCTCACCACCTCCTAAGAACGCATATTGCAAAGCATCGTGAATATGAGAAAATCTGTTCTTGCTTGGCTTCTCTTCATAACGCTCATTCCCCATATGATACTGGCGTTTATATTGATAACCACCTTCAAAGCCTGATATTAATACCTGACAAGTAGGGCTTATAGTAAAAGATGGATAACCATCAGACATTCTATTCAATACGGACTCAACAGACTCTACTCTAATAATAGTATCATTGCTCGGAGCTGGATATGCATTAATACCATTAGCCCGAAGTATCATAAATGGCGTTTGTTCCGATGTTTGAGCCATTTGATTCCCTGCTGGATCTCCTATAAATTTAAATTCAAACTTATCCCATCCGTTTTTGTGGATATCTCTCTTCAATATGTCTGCAAACCTACCTGCACCCATGTCCTGACCCACTAATTCATGAAACACGACCCATTTACCAGAATAAAGTTGCTGACAGAAAGCAGCAGAAGGTGTTCTGCCGAAATCTATACCAACAATTATCTCTCTGCTCTCTATTGGCTCTATCGGAGACTTAGCTACATGCTGTTCTTTATTAAATGACGGATAAACAGGCTTACCATCTAATAATGCTTGGTATTCATTAAGAACATATACCTTTACCCATTGTTGGCTTTTACCAAGAATAATCTTCTCATAGTAATCTGGCTGTATATTCTCTTTATTCTCTGCCTTTGGGTTCTTTTCGTAACCTAATAAAGTACCATTACTATCACGATTCTCTACCATTGCGCCTTCTTGTCTAAAAAAGCTCCAATCATCAGGTTTAACAAGAAGCATCTTTTCTTCTTGGCTCATATACTCAGGAGGAGGAACTTCACCTGCCATAATGCCCCACCAATGTGTTTCATCAGGAGCATTCGTATCCATAATAACCCCAAACCAAGAAGGACCGCCATCTCGCATAGAAGGAAACCTACCAACACGCATGGTACAAGCATCGACTATAGACTTAGGTATTTCTCTAGCCTCGTTAATAAATGCACCAGTCAGTTCTAGGGACAGTAGTTTCTTCACATCCTCCTGTTTATCTAAAGCCAAAAAGATGACTTCAAGTTCAACAGTAGTACCATCACCAAGAGCAAAATTAACATAATGTGTGTAGGGAGGAGACCACACGAATCTGCCAATATCATCGGAGAACCAATCTCTCCATGTCTTAATGGTGGTAGTTTTTAATTGAGGATTTGTATTGCGGATGACAGCCCATCTTGTTCTGCGTATTTTATTCTGATTAGGCTTTTGCTGTACGGCTCTCCTCATAATCTCCATACAACAAGTAACAGATTTACCAGAACCAACTGGCCCTCTAATACCTCTTAAGAAAGACTCATCTTTTAAGAAAGCTTTAGCTATCGGTCCTGGGGGTTTGTAATCTAAATTCATTATCCTAAGTAACGTCTTCTTAAAGCTTCATTCCCTGCGGTAGTCTGCATCAATCTTTTTCTAACAGCAACGGAATTATCTGTACTAACTGTACTACTGGAATCTGATTGAATAGGTTGACCTCCAATCATTTCAGCATCTTTAGTTCCAGTATCTGTGTATCCTTGTCTATCTGCAATATAGCTACCCGATTCAGCATTAAACACAGAACCCTTAGTCTTGCCAAAAGGATTAAAATTACTTCTGCCAGTATACGTCTTAACTCTATCACCAGAAACAACGCCAACCACCATTCCGCTTTCATCTCTAACAGCAGTTCCCCCAGCTCTTAATCCTTCTATCATCTTTGTTCTGCTAAAGCTTCCCATTCCAGATGCTATTGAAGATATAGTGCTAGGTATTTCTCTTCCTAAAATTTTAATACCAGATGTTTTGTTAGCTTCTCTTTTAGTCAGCTCTTTTATTGCAGATGTTCTGCTTATCTGCCTATTAGCAATACCAGTTCTCTTAGCTTCTACTTGAGATGCTGTTAATCTCTGGTTTAAGTCTTTAGGCTCTTTCTTTCTTTCGTCTCCCATAAATCACCTCCTAGGAAAAAAAATATAATTTGAAATAGGTTTAATAAGTCTATCGTGTATGTGTTTAACCCTTATATAGTATGCCGTCAGTTTTTTAAGTCGTGTTACTCACAGACCTTAACTAATGTTATGGGACCCCTATCAGTCTACGTTAAAATTAATCTGCACTGCTGTATTCGTTGTTGTCTTAACGTCTTGTCTGAATCCTGCTCTGTCCATCAAGTCTCTAGCGGCTTCTAATCTTACATACTGTGACTTACTATTCAACAGTTCTCTCATCGTTGCCATCGCTTGTGTTGCGTCCCATCCCAAAGTCATCATAGCTAACTGTTGTCTATACTCGATAACATGTTGTTTTCTAAGCGTATTAAATGCCCAAGCCTTATTGCGTCCTAGTCTCTTTGATGCTTCTGTTGGGTTGCAACCATCATGCAAGATAACATGCACTAATTCCTGTTGTGCTTCAGTTATCTTTTCATTACTTGCTTTCACTATCGGTGCATGTTTCTCAATGTCATCCATTGGAACTAAACCACCTCTATACTTCTCTTGTTGGCTTTCGTTTGCTTTCGTCATATCCAAGACCTGATTATTTACTGACGTAGTATACACATGGTGTGTCGTTCGTTGTCAAGTCACCTTAACTAACCCATTGTTTGTATTCAACTCTTGTTTTCTTTTGTGGCTTCGTTAGCACTCCGCTAGTTTGTCAAGTGGACAAACTTGTTCTTACGAACCTTATTGAATCATGTCTCGCCTTGCTCGTATGATAATTTAGTTGTGTAAGTCTGTGAGCCGTTTCCTTTGCAGATACGGAACAAAGCATTCCACTCTGCTGTAGCCCTTGCGGTCTACTATCGCTCCGTTACATACTTTCTTCCTAGCTTTGTAGCTTCCTAGCAAAGGGACGTGTCCTCGACTTACTTGACCCTCACACCCCATCGAGGGGCGTGATTGTCACCCGAATGCGGGTTCGTCAACTTTGGAACACACACACATGATTGGCCCTACGTCGTTCAATTATCCTTGCAGGTTACACGATAAATTGCGAGGCAAACGGCAAAAGTAAAGATTGAATCAAAATAATTATTATAATTGAGTCAAGCTTGCGCTTGACATGAACACCCCTTCCTCATTGTCGTTTGTGATTAAGTATTCGTCAGGGGTGTAAAGCTAATTTTTTTGACAAGGGGATTCCCGATAGAAGGTCATCCCTTCTGCACTTGACTATTGCCTTTCATCGTGTGGGTGGGTGGACAATAGACGCAGAACAAATCTTGTCTGTGTTTGCGACATAACTAACGTAAAGGAGAATCAAATGTCGAATCAACTAGAACTATTTGAAATTGTAGAACCTCTAACCATTGATGATGTTCTTGACCTATACGAATCACATGAAGAGTTTGAGATTCGTCAAGCATTAGAGTCGGGAGACTTGAAAAGAGTGAATCAACTTTTAGACCTCAAGGGTTCTAATAGTTATATGTAAGCCAATTTAGGGTAGTTGATAATTATATTAGCTACCCTTTAACGCAAAGGAGAATGAAATGAATGAGTTTCAAAAACAAGAACAATTTTATTTAGATAACATAATTTGGTTGTGGGAGAGATATGATTGGATTTGCCAAAGAATTGAAAGGTCATCTTCGCACAAAAAAAGAGAAGAACTTTCTCTTATGATTAAGCGTCTTTACAATAAAGATATTAAATCAGCATACGAAGATTACTATAGATACTTTGGTAAACATTGTACTTACCAACCAAAATTATCACACTTAGCGTAAAGGAGAATCAAATGATATTTACTGATGAAAATAGAGTGCATTCACATAAACAGACTATTAGGTTTTGGGCATCTAGAATTATAGATGCAGTTGATGAAAATGATATGGATACTGCATTTGATATATTAGACAAAACACTTCCTAAGTGTTGGAATTTATACCAAGAAGAACTGTGCAAAGTACTTGTAGGGGAGAACTTAGATGACTGATGAATACAGAACAATAGAACAGAAATTACATTTCTTGATTCAAGCAAGAGAGGTTCATGCAAAAGGTCTTAGAAGCGCAACTGTTTCAGAAAGACTTACAGAATTTCATATTAAAGAACTTCTTTATTATAACAATCAGATTATCGAGCTTATGGAGGTTAGCAATGCAGAATACACAGACTAAATACGAAGCACAGGAACTAACAGAAGAAGTGATGAAAGCTATATCAAAACAGCTTCGCAAGGACAAGCTACCCAAGGATGACTATCAGTCAGTTTGGAACAAACGTCTTCATGCTATCTTGATGGAGCTTGTCAATCACTTTGACGATGGTAATGACGTTATCATACAGGCCAAGCTTGCAGACCAAGTAACACGCATGTTTGAGAAGATGATGGATACAGTAGCGGCTGCAGGCACTCGTAAGAAGTGGGAACGCAGAGATGCTGTACTAGCAGATGTTGGTATTGAGATTACCCAGAACAAGATTGATGACATTGACAGAGATATCGATAGATTGCGTCAGCAGTATTGGATACTCAATCAAGCATTCAAGACTTGCAGATACACAACACGACCTACTGTTATATCACAGTGCGGTGTAAACTTTGGGCAGTACACTACGCTCAAAGATTTACCCAAGGTCAAGCGTATGCAAGCCAAGAAGGGTCAGATTACAGTTGAGACATACGAGGCACACAAGAATGACTTCTGGGACTTTGCCAGAGAGTCAGGTCTTGTAGAGATGCCTGCTGATTCTTCATACGCAGAGTAACTAACAACGTGATTCCAGGCTCGGCAAGCTCGGCTTGGAATCACTTTTTTATGTGCAACTAACATCATCTTGAAAGATTCTCTCATCGAGAGAGAAATCTTTCAGGGGGAAGCCGAACCCTTCCCTCCACCCTTACCAACCAAATACGGGGAGCTTCAGCAGTGTGCCTAGCTTGTACAATTTATAACGCCTCAAAATGCGGAGTAAGCCAATGAAAAAGATTACATCATCTAAAATGTTTAAATATACATGCGCTACATTGTTAATACTCTTCTATATGTACGTTGCGCTTAAATCAGGAATCCCTGCCGCAATAGCAATATTTGTAAAACTTCTAGCAATAGTTCTATTTGGTATGGCTCACATTTGGACAGTAGATTTAATTCAGTTATCAGCATCATCTATTAGGAGGGCAAAATGGTTTTCTACATGGTTGCAGGGACGTTTTCAGCGTTCGCAATAATATTTCTTTTAGCCAAGTTTGACTTCAAAAAAGTTCTTTGGCTTGACATACCTATCGACATAATTTCTACTTGCCTACTTATTATTATGTTTGCTGGTACTTTTGCAGGCATGATGGCGGCAGTAATAGGTGGATGCATCGTGTCCGCTTTTCTTTACGCCTCTAAAAAGATTATAGGTTACAAAAAGCCAAAATGGAAAAAGTTTGGTTATACATGGGAAGATGTAAACTAATTTTAATTTGGGCAAGGATTCCTATGACTTGCTCAATGGACGTAGATACTTAGGCTGTATGGATAATTAGAATGGCATTACACGTTTTAATTATTATCTTTTGACTTACAGCTAGTGGCGAGGCTACGACCTGAGGCTAGACCTGATGCCTCAACCTTTAACATGTCAACGAAAAGGAGAAAAGACATGAACTTCGCACAAATCACAGTATCTGGTAACATTGGTTCTGACCCTGAGATTCGGGATGTTAATGGCACTAAGGTCGCTAACCTCTCAGTCGCAGTCAATGAGAACTACACCAACAAAGCAGGAGAGAAAGTGGAGAAGACCCACTGGTATCGCCTCGAAGCTTGGGATGGTTCTAATGGTAAGGGTCTTGTATCCAATGTGATTGAACCTTATGCCAAGAAGGGTACTACCGTTTTTGCTCAAGGTTTTCCAATCATTGAAGAGTATGAGAAGGATGGACAAAAACATCGTTCATTCAAAATCAAACTAGCTGGTTCCGGTTCTACATTTAGACTTGCAGGAAAATCAGAGGGCGGTGATTCACCTAAACCCTCATCTTCTGCAAATGATACAATGGACGATATACCGTTCTAGTAATCTAAGAAAGGGAGGGGGCTTTTCTTCCTCCTTTTCACATTCTTGTGGAGATTTCACAAATGACACTAACAGAATTTAAAAAAGAATTAGAACGCCTCTGGAACAATCTTATATATTTTGACGGCACTATAAATGACAACGGAATAAGAATTAAAAAGCCAAACAAAAGAAAAATGCCTCCTAGTCAATTAATGATTAGAAAAAAACAAATAAGACAGAATAATATTAACAAAGGTAGATACTTAGACAAAAATATAGGGAGGTATAAATGATGGAAATATACATTATATCAATGCTTTATTTTATGCTTTTAATGCTTTTAATTATATGGAGGAGCTAATGGAAAAGTCATATACTATAGAATTTTATCACACATATTTAGTAACTGTGGGTGCTTCAGACCCAGATGAAGCCTCTGAAATAGCAGAAAACTATATATCAAGAGACCCATCTACTTATCTAACATCAATAGACTATCAAATCAAAGAGTACGGATAATGATAAACTATATTCGCAAACTAAGCTTTATAAACAACAAGACAAGATGGATTGGTTGGTTTGTAACTGTTCATCTTTTTCTATCAGCAACAATACTTCTAATGCTGATAGGTGTGGGCATCAACCCAACATTACTTGTGTCAGTAATTGGCGCACCATTATGGATTGGCGTTGCTTTCGCCTCAAAATACATCACAGACAAAATTATGGAGGACTAAATGTCTTATTACAGGTCAAGTGTATCTATGAAACCAGCTAAAGTAGAATTAGATATGGAAGACGATGGATGCATTGTTCTTAGATTGTATCGTTCTAAGAAAAAAATGATGGCAATTCATGAAATATACTTTCATGTTGATCAATCAAAATACGATTTCTTCAATGGTTTAGATTTCGGTGACAAATATATTTTAATGGAGGATAAGGAAGACTAATGCAAAATCAAATACCACTCAAAGAGTTAAAGCACTCGCCAGACAATGTGCGTAAGGTAAAAGCCTCAGACTCATCTTTGGACAGCCTTGCTGCCTCAATCAAATCTAAAGGCTTATTGCACAACTTGGTCGTTGTTAAAAACGGCAGAGGGTTCAACGTTATTGACGGCAACAGAAGACTTGATGCTTTGAACAAAATTTACAAAGACAAAGCAACCCCCGTTAATTGCATCGTCTTAGATTCAAATGACAAGGAAGTCGGTTTGCATGCTAATATGATGCGTGAAGATATGCACCCACTTGATGAATGCGATGTCATACAAGCTTTAGTAGCTGATGGTGGAGAAGATTACTCATCTGTTGGATTAAGGTTTGGTCAAACAGAAAACTGGGTAAAGCAACGCATATCTTTATCAGAGCTATCTGTACTTGCTAAAGAAAAGTTTCGTAACTATGAATTTAATCTTGGTGTAGCAAAAGCTTTGACTCTAGGTACTACAGAAAGACAAGACAAATACCTAGATGATTACGAAAACTACACAGCAGATACAGCAAAACGCTTTATGACATCATCAAAGATTGATTTAGATTCTGCTTTATTCAAAGTAGATAAATCAAACATAGATGAACTTGCTATTGAAAAAGATTTGTTTGGAGAAAATGAATATATAACAAACTTTGAAGCCTTTGAGCGTATGCAAATGGCTCATCTAAACAAAATGAAAGAAGACTTTTATACAGAAGGCTATCATCATGTAATACTTTTGGTAGACGAATATGCATTTGATAATCCAGAAACAAAAAACCTTCAAAAAGTTTGGAATGATTCTGATTATGATAAAAGCCAAATGATTAAGGTTATTACCTACAGCACATACAGATATATGTTAAATGCTGAAGACTACGTTGTTAGAGAAGAATTTGATAACAACGAACAAATCAAAGAATCTATGGAAGAAGCAGAAGAGCTTACGCCATTAGTTATGAGTAAGCCTCAACGTGATATACTCAATGGTTATTATGCAGAAGAAGTTAAGTGTAGTATGATGGATGTTAAAAACGTCCCTCTTATGATGGCTCTTTTATGCCATAGAAAACTAGGATATGGTGCATACGAAAACATCAACAGAGTAGGTCATATATACGCAGACAACCAAAAAAACTTTCCATCAGGGAGTGAACCCAATGACAACCTTACTACTAATTACGAGCAAATTATTACAAAGCATCGTGACAATGCTATTGAAGCTTACAACAATGATGGCACAGCTCCTTTACATTACTGCCTTGCTCTCAGCACTGAAGAACTCAATACTTTATTTGTTGCGTGTTGTCTTACAGGCATATCAAGACATGACCTTCAAGATGAGACGCTCAAGAAAGCAATCGGTGACGATTCAAATCCAACCTTATGGTTTAGACCAGACGAAAAATGGCTCAACAAATACTCCAAAGAACAAATCGGACAATTAGAAACAAAACTATTTACTATTGATTATCCTAATATGTCTAAAAAAGACAGAGTTTCTAAGCTCTGTAATCACTTAACCGAAAGCCCTACCTTCGACCCTTACGGAGTTTGGGAGTGATACAATCCCCAGTAGGCTATAAGGGCTGATTCAGCTACGCCATCTTCGCATTTAAGTTTCCAACTATCTGAGGCATAGGGTATTAGCTCACTAGCTTTTTCCCTTGCCTCATCTTTGCTAGATGTTTTAAGCCCCAAGTCTTTTTTCCATTGCCTTGGTATTACTTCTTTATAATCTAATCCCAAAGCAACAAACGAACCAATGTAAATTCCGTAGTTAAAACCAGTTTTAAATGTACTAGCAACACCTTGTTTAGGCATAGACTGTTGTTTTTCTATAAATACTTTGTAAGGTTTATATAAATCTAATCTGTTAACTATTTTTATTAAATCTAAAAACTTTTTGTTCTTACCATTTATTTTATATGTAACGGTAGGAACTCTCTCACAAACAACGTGTGTTTCGTTATCTTGTATGAAAGTCATGCCCCCTGTAATTCCAGGGTCAATTCCGCATATTATCATTTTCCATCTCCAGTTTAATTTTGCAATCTAAAGCCTCAGCCCAACAATACGCATTAAACAATGTTGGCTTTCTATTCCCACTTTCCCACTTAGCTACAAGTCCTGGGGCTACACCAATCAACTGGTCTACAGCAGGTTGTGTAAGACCTAGTTTGTATCTACGTCTTTGAAATTGCTTAATTAATTCTGAAGTAAAATGCTTTTCATTCATCATTTAAACCCTTCACATAAGCCAACTATATGGTAATGTGAATTGCAATGCAAGGAGGAGACAATGGCATTGACTAAAAAACACTTTGAGTGGCTTGCTAAAGAAATATCGCCACTAGTTTCAAACAAAGAATTATTCATTGTAAAAGTAAAGGAGATAAGCAGAAATACCGACTTCAATATATACAAGTTTCGTGATGCTGTTGAATCAGCTTACATAGATAATCAATCCGAACAATGCGGGCCTGACTTATACAAGCTTGCCGATTACAAGGAAAATTAAAATGAACGAAGAATGTACAGAAAACTGCGGATATGCAGAAGTAAAAAATGGTGAATGCGAATGTTACAATCGTAAAACTGATGAACAAGAGGAGCAATCACCATGCTAACACAAGCACAAATCAAGGAAAGAGCCACCTATATCGGCTCATCAGATGCTAAGGCTATCGCCTCAGGAGATATTGCCCAATGGAATACACTTTCTAAACGAAAGTCTGGTGATGAAGTATGGAAACCCAACAAACAAACACAGCTATTACTTGATGCAGGTAATCATCTTGAGCCATTTATCATTGACCAATGGGCTGAATCAAACAAACGACAAGTTAACTTTCGTGGTGGTGGTAAAACAACTCTTATCAATGACATACCTATGCACTCTACGTTTGATGGTCGTGTTGTTGGTGACAATGCTCCTCTAGAAATCAAAGCACATTTTGGTTTCAAAGATATTGATGAGCTTGCTGATTACTACTCAGCCCAATGCCAACACCACATGCTAGTCTCTGGCTCAGATAGATGCTACTTCGTTGCTTTGTTTGGTGTCCGCTGCAGGATAGAATGGCGTATGCTTAAAAAAGATGAAAGCTGGTGTAATATGTACATGGAACAATGCTCTGGCTTTTGGAACTTCTACAAGAACGGAGTATCTGAAGAAGCTGGATTTGCAATGCCTCCTGTGAGTCATTCAGATATGTTTGTAATGAATATGCGTGACATAGATGGGTGGACAAAAGATGATGACCACCTGTTTGGTTTTCAAGCCCAACACATAATAGAAGCAAAGCAATCTGTTACTCTTAGTGAGCAGTGTAAAGATGCATTCAAAAGCAAAATACCTAAAAATTGTCGCAGAATGGATTACGACTTAGACGGCAATCTTAAAGGACACAAGATTCGTGTAACACGTTCACGTTCTGGCACACTAACATGCTCACACATAGCACCAAAGGAGGGCAAAGATGATTGATAGTTTATCAACAATAATAAATCCAAACATGAAGTCAGTATCAACTGTTAGGCATGTAACAACTGAAGATGGTTATTCTTGGGTAAACAAACTAATAAAATGTAGTATTTTTACTTTTGTTCAACTTTATGAAAATGGAGATGGAGTATATATAGATGATGAAGGGATATATGCAGAAAATCAACATTTTTGGATACACAAAAACTATCCAACGCCTCTTGCAGGAATAGGTGTTTTGGTTGGAATAAATAATAAAGGAGACAATATACCAGCTAGTATTTCAAATAAAGAATTTTCAACTCACATAAAATTTATAGGAAATGTCAATGACCTAAGATTTCAGATGAACAAAGCCAATATTATTGATGAAGACTACAGAAGTGCATTTTTCAAAGGAGAAGAATATGCCTAGAGGAAGACCTAAAAAAATAACTAAACAAAAAACCGAGGGTGTATGGATAGGATTAAATCAATCTCAAAAAGAATGTTTAGAGAGAACAGTTGAATCTATACAAGCCATAACATCGTGTTATAGCAATTTATACCACCCTTCTATAGATGACATAATAAATCTAGACAGGATTGGGTGGGAATTAAAAAATAAATTCAAGGAGTATATGAAAGATGAGTAATGCATGGGAAACACTATCACGTTTTGATGTATCAAAAGAGGTAGAGCAGAAAGGTAAGTTTGATTACTTATCTTGGGCTTGGGCATGGGCTTTTGTAAAAGAGAAATATCCTGATTCTACCTTTGAGAAACATATCTTTCGTGACAATCAAGACAATCCATTACCATTTATGCGTGATACCAAAGGTAATACATTTGTTGCCGTGACTGTTACCATCGAGGGTATATCACACCAAGAAATACACTACGTTATGGATAACAGAAATCAAGCTATACAGTTTCCTGATGGTGGGGCTGTTAACAAAGCATTGCAACGCTGTCTTGTAAAAGCTATCGCATTTCATGGCCTTGGTCTTAATGTTTATGCTGGAGAAGATTTGCCTATGGATTTGGATGATCAGGATGGTTCTGATATTATATTAGACTTTGATAAATGCGAATCAATCGAAGATATAGATGCTATGTGGCGTAAGCATTCAATGGCGATTGGTACGCTTGGCAAAGTAGCAAAAGGCAGAGTAACAAATGCTTTCAAAACAAACAAAAACAAACTCAAAGCATCTGGTCAGATTTGATAAATGTAGAGTTTGTGGAGACATGATTAATAACAGGGATGGCTGTTTTGTCATTACTGCTAGTGATATATTCATATGCTGTCCTTGTTACCATAATAATGAATGGTCTGGTTTTACAAACTTTGATAGTCACTTTGAAACAAAAGATTTATCTAGAAAGATGAAGTAATGTATAACCAAATGCTATCAAACGAAGCATTACAAAAAATGTTATGCAATAGAGCAATAATATTTGGCGGTGAATCTTCTCAATACGAAGACTGTTTATGGATAACTGGCTCAACAATACATTCCGATTACAGACAGTTATTTGTATCTCTGTCAGACCTTGACGAAGATAGAATGATTATATCAGTTGTTATTACAGACGACACAGACGGAAAGTCATCTTATATTATATATGATAAAGAATCATCTTTTAGGAATCAAAACATAGCCATGCTTATTAATATACTGATTGACGACATCATTGATGGCAATGGATTACATGTAAAGGTTTTCGAATAAAATGAAAATAATCACCAGAAAAGAAGCAATCGCAAAAAAACAAGGCATGTACTTTACTGGAAAGCCTTGCATTAATGGTCATATAGATGAAAGATATGTTAAAAATAGTAACTGCATTATTTGTAAAAATAACAGATACCACATGAATAAAA